GTTCTATCCCCAAATCACGGCACCGGGGGGGCCGGGGGATGCGTGGGACGATCACCGGGTGCGGGTGATCGTGCTGCAGTGGGGTGTTCGACTCGGCAAAACCTTCTTCGGCTCGTGCTGTTTGCTCAACGCGGCCCACCAAACACCCTCGCCGATGATGTTGGCGTCGTCTCGGGAGAAACTTTCGATCGACGTGACCTCCCGTTTGTACGAAATGCTGCGACGTGGTCCGCTCTCGGACCTGCTCGCGCAACCCGAGCACCTGCAGAAGCGGGATCTGGTCGAGTTTGAGGCGGCTCGCTGCTATGTCGCCTGGTCGCGCAGCCCGTCCAGCCTCGCCGACAAAAACTGCCGGGTGGGCCACGCCAACGAAATCGACAAGTGGGAACAGCAGGGGACCTCGACTGAAGGCGACCCCCTCGACCTGTTCCTCGACCGGTTCAATGACTTCCTGCCGAGCCGGAAGGTCATCCTCGAGGGGACCCCGTCGGTCAAACACCGCTCCCGGGTCGAGCGGTGGCGGCTGCTCGGCACCAATTGCCGACTGTGGGTGCCGTGCCGGCGGTGCGGGCGGTACCAGGTGCTCATTCTGGGGAACGAAAAACTTCCCCACGGGATCAAATGGTCGGCCGGGCCCGACGGCCGGACCGATCTCGACACAGCAGTGGCGACCGCTCATTACGTGTGCGAGCACTGTCACGGCCGGCTGGAGTCGGAAGACCGCCCGTGGATGCTCCGCCGCGGGGTCTGGGTTCCCGAGGGGTGCGGGGTCGACGATGCGGCGGCCCTCGCGTACGTGACGGCCGAGACCCGCCCCGAGTGGCGCGGCTGGGCCGAGGCTGCTTGGGTGACCGGCCGGCCGCTGCGGGTCGGCGAGGTCGCCAGCTACCAGTTGCCGTCGTGGTACGCGCAGGCCATTCCCGGGTGGGGCGATTTCGCCCGCCGGTTCCTGACGGTCAAGTCCCGACCCCAGTCGCTGCGCGCGTTTGTCAACCAGTGGTGTGCCGAGACGTGGGAGGCCAGCGAGCGGCGGGAGACCTGGGAGAAGCTGGGAGTCCGGCTGATCGACCCTGAGCTGACTGAGGGGAACGCCCCAGGAACCTCAGTGGTGATCACTGCCGGCATCGACAAACAGCTCAATCACTACGTCTGGGTCATCGTCGCCTGGGACCACCGCGAGCGTGGCCACGTGGTGGCGTACGGAACGTGTCAACAGGCCGACCAGCTCGATGGGCTGGTGCTGGACCGGTCAGTCCCACTAGTGGGGGGATCTCCCCAGCGCCCGCGGCTGACGCTGATGGACAGCGGCTTTCGACCCTCGATGGTCTATCGGTTCTGCCGGGGAAAAACCCGCAAACGCCGGATCTACCCCGCCAAAGGCTCAAATTCGCCGCTGGGGACCTACGTGCAAAAACGGATCCTGGGCGAAAACACGTCGAGCCCCGGGCAGAAAATCGTGTTGGTGGACACCACCTCCACGCAGGACTGGATGGAGGGGGCTCTCGCGGGGGGCGAAGCGGGAGAATCGGAAATCAGCCTGTTCCATGGGTCGCTGGGCGAGCACCAAGATTTCCTCGAACAACTGCTCAACGACGGCCCGGTGGGATCCGTCGCCAAAGACGGCAACTACCGCGAGCGATGGGAGCGGCTCGACCCGCATGTTCCAAACGACTACCGCGACGCCTGGCGGTATGCGTTTGCCGCGCTGAAGCTGTTGAACCGCGGGGCTGCCATGAGGGCTCGTCCCGTGGTACACTCTCCGCACCCCACCACACCGGACGCTGGAACCATCCGGGTGGTCGAGCTGTAAGCCATGGCGAAACAACTGCTACCGGAGGCCGCCACCAGTGCGACCTCGGCCCCTCCCGCAACTGCCGCTGCCCCGTCGACCGACAGCGACGTGGGCACAAACAACCGGATGCGCCGGGCGGTGTGTCCGGTGAATCCCAATCACGGGGGGGCGAAGGTCTACAAAACCTCGGGCAGGACGCGGTATTGCAAGTGCGACACCTGCGGCAGGTCGTGGAAGCAGACCGCCCCCGAGTACACGCAGGCGCAGCAATGGGCCGAAGGGCTGGCCGACACGCTGGAAAAAGAGGCCGGGCGTCCGTCGACGATGGGCACCCGGCTGGTCGTGGTGCTCGACGTGGCGTCGGTGCGGAAAATCGTCGGGCAACTGCGAGAGATTGCGGGAGCCGACGACAACAGAGCAACCTGATTACGGCAACGCTTTCTGCAGATTGCCAATCCGCAGGTCGCCCGAGTCCCATTTCCAGAGCCCCAGTTTTCCGGCCAAGGTGGGGCGGGCGTGAGGCTGAAACTGCTGCCTCGGTCGCACCCGCCAGCACCACGGGCCGATCGCCCAGGGGCTCTCCCCCTCGTGGGTCTGCTCGACCGGGACAACGTCGAGCAGGTCGACGACCCCCAGCACCTGCCCCTGCGGCAACTCGGCGTCGAGCATCCACAATGCCCGCTCGCTTGGGGTCAGATCGCGGCCGAGACAATCGACGATCATCTGGGCCGCGTTGCGCTCGCGGGCCAACCCGGCGTGGATCGCCAGCGGCCCCCGATAGGCAGTCGTCCAACTGCGGTTCTCCAACGTCTTGATTCCCGCCACGAGCAGCGAAGCCCAGGGCTGTTTTACCGTCAGTGCTCGCAGGATCATGGCGCGGCCTTTTTGGCGGTGCGGGTGCGGTCGTAGGTCCCCACACGGGGGCGGGCCCGCATCTCGTCGAGGTCGTGCGGGGTGAACAGCCAGTCTCGCCCCTTGCGCACGCCGAGTTGACGCAGCCGGGCCAGCCGGCGGACGGTCTCGGGCGAGACCTGCAGGTCAGTAGCGGCCTCCGCCGTGGAGTACAGTTTCAGCGGTGGGTGATAGCGTTTGCGGGTCACGTCGAGTGGTCTCCTGTAGTGAACACCCCGGCAGCATTTTGCCGTGGTCGTGCAAATGGTTGTCAGGAACCCCCGGGGATACCGGGGGGGGTTGGGGTGAAGGATTACTCACCCGCGTGCTCACATTCCCACAACAGGTCGCCGATCTCCCGGTCATTCATGCCGAGATCTTGCAGCAGCCGGTACGTTTCCTCGCTGGGCTTTGCGACGGGCAACCCGTCCTCGATCTCGACCGGGATATCAATTGACTGGTCTCCCAGATCGACATAGGCGCACGAGTTTCCGGGAGTCACACTGTATTGAGGCATCTGGCATCATCTCCATCGTCAAGGGTCAGGGGGAACCCCCGGGGATGCCGGGGGGTGGGGGGGTGTCAGGCGTTAGCGGTGCGGCGGATCTGGGCATGGGGAAACATCTTCTCGACCTCCTCGCGGGCCAGATCCTCGCAGTCGGACTCCAGCGTGTCGGAGTGGTCAAATTCGCAGCCGATCCACGCCGAGTAACACCAGGTTTCTGCGACTCGGTAAATGTTGACGCGGTCCACTGTTGGCGTCTTGTGCATCGTCTCAATCTCCAGTCAGAGGGGAACCCCCGGGGAGACCGGGGGGTGGGTGGGGGGGGACTAGTACGACCCCTCCGTCTGCACGTAGCACCGGCGGCCGTCGACGTCGATCCAGCCCTCGGGACAGGCCAGCAGCGACTCGCACACCTCGGCCACCGTCGCGTCGCTGATGTCGCCATTGTTCTCGTAGCACAGGTCATAGGTGGATTCTTCGACCAGCGACAGCAGCACCTGCAGATGGCGGCGGTCGTCGGTGCTCAGGTCGGCGTCGCCACCAAGATTGCCGCAGGCCAACACAGCCCGCAGTTTGTTGACGGTGCCGACGGCGTCGACGTCGTCCCAAGCGCAGCCGCAGATTTCGAAGGCGGTCAGGGCGATCGTGTTGAGGTCGTTGCGGGTCAGCGACATGATTGACTCTCTCGGGCAGGGGTTGGCGTCGATCGCGTTGTGCGTTCGACATGGTGGTATTATTACTGCTATCGGCCACGATGCAAGCCCACCACCACACAATTCCGCCGTTTTTTGGTCGTCGGGTCGACCTCGGCCCGCGATCGGATCGTCCGGGGAAGTGCCGTTCCAGCCCCAAAAAACTTTCGGAATTCCGCTGGAATGGGTGTCGGCTGGTCGTCTGCCGGTGGTAGAGTGGTGGAAATCACGCTGCCAACCGGCAGGGAACGTGGTTCCCGACGGCTGGTAGCCTCTCTGCCGTCTCCTGTCGCGTGGTGCGCATGAAACCCCAACCCATCTATAACTGCCCACGGTGCGGGCGTCCCGCCGGTCTGGCGGGGGTCGTGACGGTGGCCGCAGTTGAGCTGCCGGTCTACCAGTGCGACGACTGTTTTGGCGTCGAGCACCACCCGGGGGTTAGCGTCCCGGTGGAGGTGGCGTTGACCTGGGCGGTGGACTCGCAGGGGCGGGTCGTCCACCTGCCGGGCGACGGTGGTTCCTGTGACGATCCGCTCCGGAACTAGCGGGCCTGGAACGCCAGCACGTGCTGGTCGGGGACCTCGCGCACCGTGGCGGGCAGTCCCCCGGGCAGCGACGCGAGCCAAACGCCACGCCGGGTCTGGCTGGTCACAAGCGGGTTGCCCCGCCGGACTGCGATCACCTGGCCCGGCTTCCACAGCCCAAGCAGCACTAAGGCCGACCGCTGGGGACGCAGCGCCGCGGCGGTGGCCTCGGCCACCCGGTCGACCAGGTCGTCTCCGTCGAGTCGTTCAATCAGCAGACCGAGGACCTCTGAATCACACTGTGAGACGGGCAGCAACCCGTGATCCCGCACAAGTTGGCGGTAGCCGTGGAGCATGCCGTTGTGGACGATCCACCCCCCGTCCGCCGGGTGCGGGTGGTTGTTGACGGCGTCGTCTGGGCTGCCTTGCGTGGCGTAGCGGCAGTGACCGATCAGCGCCACGGCGTCGCGGGCCATCGACAGCAGCGGCAGGGCGTCAACAATCGGCCCCGACTGCCGAAACTGACACAACCGACCCCGGCTGTCGATCCACGCCATGCCCCACGCGTGGTTACCCCGGCTGTTCGTGACAGTGGCAATCTCCCGCAGCCGACCCAGGTCGACCGGCTTGCCGTTGTTGCTGGTGAATCCAAACACGCCGCACATGGTGCACTCCTGACAGGAAGCGGAACAATGGTCGCAGGAGGGGGGCGGACCACCCGCCCCCCCGGGTTGCGGCGACTACTCGCCGTCGTATTTCTTGGCCAGTTCCATCAGTTTGGCCTTGCTGTCGGCGAGGGTCGGGCACCCCTCGGGGGTGTCGATCGCACCCCAGACCGTCGCGGTCCGACCCTTATTCCAACCGAGGGCGAAGAACAGGCGGTTCAACTCGGTCTGCCCCTCGCCACCCTTGCGGACCGGGCTGCTGGCGACGACTGTTGAACTGTCCCACTTGATGGTCCGTTTGGCGTTGGCAGCTTTGTTGACGAGTCCCACACACAGGCGGACATACCCGGCAATCTTGCGGGCGTTGGTGGTGCCAGCGAAGGCCCGGAACTCGACAGTCGGCTGACGGCGGGCGAGGTTGGTGAGATTGAGCACGTGATACCGGCTGCTCTGGCGGGCGGTATCGTTGTCGAGGAATTCTGACCGCATCGTGCGGTCGTTCCGCACACCGCGGCAGTAGGTGCCCCGCTCGCGGCTGTGGGTGCCGGTGCTGGCGAAGATCGCCTTTTCGTGGTTGGCGACCATGGTCGTCAGGCGAATCGTGGCAGCTTTGTCGCCCGACCAGCCGACATGCACGTGCAGACCGCAGGAGGCGTTGACTTCGGCCCCGATGGAGTTGAGCCACTGGCACACCTGGGCGACCTGGGCCAGCCCCTCGGCACCCCGCAGCACCGGGCTGACGATCTCGACGGCGTAGAACCCGCGACGGCCGGCGATCGACCCGTCGGTCTGGGCGTTCCAACCGGTGGGCAGGCCGTCGATCTGGCGGCCGTTGTGGTAGTAACCGAGAGCGATCCGGACGGTGTCGGGGATCAGGCACTCGATTTCGATTCCGAACGTCGTGTCGTTGGCGGTCAGCATGGTCGTGTCTCGCGGGGCTGGTGTTCGTCGTTCGCGTTGTGCGTCTGACATGATCACATAATAGCCGCTAGCGGTTACGATGCAAGGCCCACAACGCGGAATTCCGCCGTTTTTTGGTCGTCAGGTCGACCTCGAGCCGCGATCGGATCGTCCGGGGAAGTGCCGTTGCAGCCCCAAAAAACTTTCGGAATTCCGCCGCCAGCCCCCCCGGAGCGGTCGTTCCGGGGGGGCGGGGTAGGGGTTGCTCAGGGTGTCGCTGACGGGGCGGGGTTGGGCTGGAGATCGGCCCCGAAAGTCCGTCGCGACTGTTCGGGGTTGTTGCGGAAACCCTGCAGGTGCTCCCACCGCCGGTTTGCCAGCGGCTGCCAATCGATACGGCGAAGCAGGTCTTTGGTGATCAGCCAGTCGTCGGCTGTCAGATCGTAGGGAATGGCGGTCGAAGTCTTGCACGACCCGTTGTGGTAGTAGACCTGGTCGACCAGTTGCGGATCGCTGTAGCCGCTGTTGACCACAATCAGCCGGGAGGTCAGATCAATGATGACGAGCCCCGCATCCCAGCGGTGGAAATTGTGCCCGGCGTGGAAATACTGTACCCAATGGGTTGCGCCCCGGGCGTAGGTTTCGGCAGCCTGGCACAGTTCGGCCAAGCTCCGCGGCCTGCTGGCGCACGCTGCAATCAGTCGGTCGCCGTCGCTCCCGTGGAGGTTACACCAGTAGTCGCCGTCGTCGCCGCGGACGCAAATTCGAATGTCGCTCATCGGAATCTCCAAAACAGGGGGAACATTGGGAACAGAAAAGACCCCCGGGCGATGAACCCGGGAGCGGGACCAGGTGGTTACAGGCTGACTGCCAAGCCGGTCCGGTCGCTGACCAGATCCGCCAAGGTGTCGCAGTAGACGTCGTCGTAAATCTCGATGGGGGTGATCTTGGATCCGACGATCCGCAGGAATTCGACCCGGTAGACGTCGGCCGGGGTCAGCGTGATCCGGATGCAGTTGATTTTGTCCCGCACAAAACCGGGGTTGTTGGGCAGTCGGAACTGCAGCGAATTGTCGCTGTACAGGAACTGTCTGGCGCCAGTCATCACGCGAAAACGGTTGCCACCCAATTGACGCAGAATTTCAGAAGCGACGTTCATTTTTCGAACTCCTCGGGGCTGGTGGTTCTGACTCGCGGTGTGCGTGTCTGATGGGTGAATAATAACCGCTGGCGGTTAGGATGCAACCCCCACAACGCGGAATTCCGCCGTTTGTTGGTCGTCGGGTCAACCTCGACCCCCGATCGGATCGTCCGGGGAAGTGCCGTTCCAGCCCCAAAAAACTTCCGGAATTCCGCTGGGATGGGTCTGTTTGCGCTGGCGGGTGGTAGTTCGGGCTGGGATTCCGCCCGCCAGAGGGGACGATAGACCAGCCATGCCAACCCCTGCCGACCTGCTCGACCAGACGAATGCCGCGATTTCCGGGCTGCTGACCAGCCTGGCGGACGCGAACTGTCAGGAGTACCAGCTCCCCGACGGGCGACGCGTCCGGCGGGCCGAGTTTTCCACGACGTTGGCCGCCCTGCAGAGTCTGCGGGCGGTGCTCGGTCGCGAGGTCGCCCTGCAGCAGCGGGGGGGAAAAATCCGCCTGGGCCGGGTGGTCCGGCGGTAGTTGATCCGTGTTCCCGTAGTGAGCCCCTCATGCGAATTTCGACGCTGTTTGCCGCCTGCCTGTGTCTGTGCCTGCTCATCGTTGCGAACTGGGCCGACGCGGCCGTGACCCGCACCCGCACCCGGTCGACCTGCAGCTCGGGCCAGTGCAGTCAGGCCGCCGCCCCACGGGTGTATCGCTCGACCCAGACCACGCGCACCCAGATCACCGTCCGCCGCAGCCGCTGAGCCGCGCGGACACGACCGACGACCCCTCCACACCAGCCAGACCCAGCCCCGCTCTGCCTGTGGCCACCGACGACGCCGCCACCCGCCATTTCCTGCGACACCTCGAACGCCGCCACAAAGCAGCGGACCGGGCCGCAGCTTTGCGTGCGCATTCGGGGTCGCCATGGTCCGAGCCTGGCTGGTTTGGATCGGGGTACGACGCCGGCGGGATGGGCCGCCTGACCGGGGACTGGAACCCCGGCACGATCGGCCCCAACCGCCTGCACCAACTGAACGGCCGCACCATTCGCGAGCGGGTGCGGGACCTCGAGCGGAACAACCCCAAAGCGGTTTCGGCGATCAACGCCTTCCTGCGGAATGTGATCGCTACAGGAATCACCCCGAAACCGCAGATCGAAGATCCCGCCCTGCGCAGCGAGTGGGAAGACGAGTGGGAGCATTGGGCGGGGGTGGTGCCGGGCAGTGATTTTCACTGCGACCTGTCCCAGCGGCAGACCTTTTACGGCCTGCAGGCCCAGATCCTGCGGGAAATGATCGTGGCCGGGGGCGTGCTGGTCGTGTTCAACTCCGAGCGGACCACCAGCGCCAGCGGCGGCCGTCGCCACCCGCTGGCCATCGAACTGGTTCCCGAGGAACGCATCGCCGAAGAAAATGACAGTTGGACCAACGGGCCGTGGGTGGCCCCCCGCACCGGCAACCCGATCGTGCGGGGGGTCGAACTCGACCGCCGGACCGGCCGACACCTGGCCTACTGGGTCAAGCCCTCGCAGGTCAACGACGTCGGCGGCGAGGATCCCGTTCCGGTCCGCATCGACGGCAGCCGCTGCCGGTACCTGTCGCTGGTGACACTCACCGGACAAGTCCGCGGCATCAGCCTGCTGGCCCCGATTGTGCTGTCGACCCAACGCCTGGGGGGCTACCTCGACAGCGAGCTGATCGCGGCCGAAATGAAAGCGCAGTGGGCGTATATGGTCAAGAGCAGCGACGACGCTCCCGACCTGGTCAGCACGTTGTCGGACGACGCTTCCGTGGCGGTCGTCGATTCCGACGGCAACCGGCTGGAACGCATGTCCCCCGGGCAGGTCTACTACGGCCGGCCGGGGGATGAGATTCAGGCGGTCGGTCCGAACGTGCCGCAGGGAGATTCCGTCCCGTGGATCAGTCTGATTGAACAGTCGATCGCCCAGGGTCTGGACCTCTCGGCGATCGAACTCAGCCGCGACTACAGCCGGGTGAATTTCAGTTCCGCCCGGGCCGCGATGAACCGCGACCGCCGCACGTTCAAGGCGTTACAGGAACTGCTGGTCGATACGTTCCTCAACCGCGTCTGGTACGAGTGGGTGCGCGGGGCGGTGCTGGTCGGTCGCCCGGGATTTCCCGCTCCGAACGCCTTCCTGGACGACCCCGATCAGTACCTGCGGGTGCGGTGGCGCAAACCGGGCTGGGACACCGTCAACCCGGTCGACGATGCCCAGGCCGACCGCATCATGCTGCAGGACGGCACGATCACCCGGGAAGAGATCTGCGCCAAACGGGGCGTCGACTGGGAGGAACTCGGTCGGCAGTGGGAACTCGAAAATTCGCTGTTCGGCATGGCGGGAGACCCGGCCAAAAACGCCGCAATCGCCGGGCAGGACGACGACGACAACCCGCAGGACGACGACGACAACCCGCAGGACGACCAGCCGCCGGTCGAGCCGCTCGACACTCCGGGAGAAGACACCTAGATGCCCGCGCCCCGCAAACACGCCGTCCGGCGACTCACTGCCCAAGCCCTCGCCACCCCGTGGGCGATTCTGCCCGAACGCCTCGCCGCGTTTTGTGAAATCCTGTCGCTCCGGCGGCAGGGGCTGGCGTTGGACGACGGCGAAATCGAGAGCCGGCTGGAGGGACTGCGTGAGGAACCGGTCGCCGCCGATCAGTTGCTGGCCCTGTACCCGGTCGCGGCCCCCGTTCCCGGGCGAACGCCCCGTACGGGAATGAACTCGGCCCCGTCGAGCCCCCCCAGTGCGGGCCAGTCGGTCGCCGTGCTGACGATTCAGGGGACGCTGGTCCCCCGCCGCATCGACTCGGCCAACGCCTCGGGGGGCGGGTTTGTTTCGGCCGAGGGGGTGGCCCAGGCGTTCCGCCAAGCGGCCAGCAATCCCGACGTCTCGACGATTGTGATCGACATCAACAGCCCCGGGGGAGCCGTCGCCGGAATCCCCGAGCTGGCCGCGACGATCCGCGAGGCGGTCGCAAACGGTACGCGCGTGATCGCCGTCGCCAATCACCTGATGGCCTCGGCCGCATTTTGGATCGGGGCGCAGGCCTCGGAAGTGGTCGCCAGTCCCTCGGCTGATGTGGGCTCGGTGGGGGTGTTGGCGATCCACCAGGAAACGTCGCAGGCCGACGCGCAGGCGGGGATCACCACCACCGTGTTCCGCTCCGTGGCGGCTAAAGCCGAACTCAATTCCGTCGAACCGCTCAGTGCCGAGGCCCGGGCCCGGGTCACCGAGCGCATCGCGGCGGTGCATGAACAATTTGTGGCGGACCTGGCAGCAGGCCGCCGTGTCTCTCTGTCGACTGTGGCGACGGCGTTTGGCTCGGGGCGGGTGTTGTCCGCGGCCGAGGCACTCGCGGCCGGCATGATCGATCGCGTCGCCACCCTGGATCAGGTGCTGGCGGAACTGTTGGGCGGAACCGGCACCCCGGCTGGGGTCACGCCGACCACCGCTGGGGACCCCGCCCGCCCCACACTTCCCCCCGTTCTGGAGAATCACTCGATGGATCCGCAACTGTTGACCGCCTTAATCCGGTGCGGTGCGATCACCGCCGCCGCCACCGCCGACCAGGCCGAGAGCGCCCGGCAGATGCTGCTGACGATGGCGGGCTGTGACCTGAGCGCCGCAGTCCAGGAACAGGTCGCCGCCTTGGCCCGCGTGTCGACCAGTCTGGGCCGGACGTCGGCCACCCCCGTGGCCGCAGCCGTCCCGCCTCCGGCCCTGCCCTCGCAGGCTCCTGTGTCGGCCACCTCCGGAACGCTGTCGGTCCAGGACGCAATCGCCATGGTCCGGGTCTCGGCCCTCGAGGCGGCGGCCCAGCTCGACCTGATCGGCCAATTGACCAGCAGCGCCGAACCGTTGACCCCGCAGGGGGTGCTCGGCCGGATCCAGCAGCAGACGCAGGCCAGCCAGCCCGCCGCCGGCGTGCGAATCGGCGTGGCCGAAGCCGAGGCCGACAAATTTGCCGTGGCCGCTCGCGACGCCCTGCTGCAGCGCACCTGGAGGGCCAATGTGCCGACCCAGATCTGGAGCAACGTCGCGCAGGATTTCGTGGCCTGGCAGGCTCCGCGGCGGCCCAATTTTCACTTGGCCAGCCTGCCGAACATGGCCCGGCAGAGCCTGATTGTCGCGGGCTTCGATGCCCGGCAGGTCAACCAGTTGGCCAACGCCGAGGTCGCGCGACTGGTGCTGGGCGCCGACCCGCTGGACTTCGGAATCCTGCGGGCCGAGGGGGCGGCGTACAACGGCCGCGCGCAGTTTTCCAACCTGCTGTTCGACGCGGCCAATGTGGTGCTGCGGCGGTCCTATGCCGAGACCACCGCCACCTTCACCGCGTGGGCCAAACCGGGTGAGAGTTTTGTTGATTTCAAGCCGCGGCACAACGTGATCGCCGGCGAACTCTCCGACCCGCAGGTCATCCCCGAGAACGGCACGTTTGAAGAAACAACGCTGCTCGATGGCCGCGAGCCGTACAGCGTGGTCACTTGGGGCGAGCGCTTCACTATCACCTGGAACACGCTGGTCGACGACCGGCTGGCGGCCCTGACGGACATCCCCGCCAAACAGGGGGCGGCGATGCGGCGGAAGCAAAACCGCATCGTTTACGGGGTGCTCAAAGACAACGCCGCATTGGTCAACGACGGCATCGCCCTGTTCAATGCCGCGACCCACAAAAACCTGACCACTGGCCCGGGAACCGCCATGAGTGTGGCGTCGTTCAATGTGGCGTACACCGCAATGCAGCAGCAGACGGGCTTGAACTCGGGGGTGTTTGTCGCCGTCGAGCCCCGGTATCTGCTGATTCCCCCGGCCCTGCGGGGTACCGGGCTAGAACTGTTGGGAGCCACGGCCAATCCCGCGAGCTCCAACTCGGGGGTGGGGAACATTTGGCAAAACGGTTTGCAGCCGGTGGTTGACGTCGAGCTCTCGACGGCCGCGGGGGGCAGCGACACTGCGTGGTACTTCGCGGGCGACTCCAGCCAAGTCGACACTGTCGAGTACGCGTATCTGCAAGGCCTTGAAACCCCGGCGTTCGAACGTCAAAACATGTTCGACCGCTTGGCGATCGCCATGCGCATGTACCAGTGTTTCGGCGCGAAGGCCATCGACTACCGCGGCCTCTACAAAAACACCGGAGCGTAGTCGTAACGCTCTCCCCGTGACATTGCCGGGGGTGACAGTGTGTTGCCCCCGGCCCCCTTCTTGTCTGACTCTCCACAGGAGCCACCATAATGTCTGTTGCCGCAGGCACCATCGAACTGATCGACCACTTCAACCGGGCCCAAGTCCTGTCCACGACCCCTGGCCAAAACGGCTGGACGGTCAAGGACACCTCCTCCGCCGGATCGCCCACGTACCTGTGCGTCACCGAAGACGGCGGCGCGATGGCGCTGACGCTCGCTGCCACCAGCGAGGCGGAAATCGTCACAATGTTCCTCAACGACGTGCTGGCCTACGACCTGCGGCAGATCCAGCGGTGCTGGTGGATCTGCAAGGTCTCCGGGGTCGACTCCGCGACCCAGATTGCCTGGGGGCTCGCGTCGGCCCAGAACGACACGCTCGACAATGTCTCTGTGCACTCGTGGTTCCGGATCGACGGCACCGCCGATCTGGACGACGTGGTGATCGAGACCGACGACAACGTCAACGACGACAACGACAACGCGACCGGCGTCACCCTCGGCGGCACGTACAAGAAATTCGAAATGGATTTCGGCCGGGGCCTGTCGGACGTCCGGTTTTACGCCGACGGCCAGCCAATCGGATCGCAGACGTTTTCGCTGGCGGCAGTCGCCGCCGGCCAGAACGTGCAGCCGTTCGTGCAGATCCAGAAGGCTTCGGGAACCGGCGTCCCGGCCATCACGATCGCCCAGTTCGGGATCCAGTCGCAGTATTCCTACGGCTCGTAACTCAGTCCCCCGGCCGGCGGCGGCAGTCCCTGACGCTGCCGTCGTCGGCCGGTTGGTTTCCTTCCTGAAGCGCCCATGTCATTCGCCAGCGAAATTGCCGCCGACGTCGGGACTGTGTTCCTCAACGCGGCCGAATTCGCCGAAACCATCACCTACTACCGGAAGACCGAGCCCGGCAAACCCCGGTCTGTCAGTGCCGTCGTCGACCGCGGCAACGCCCGCGACGAATCGCAACAGTACCGCACCGAGACCCGCGGCATGCTGCTGGTGCAGTGCAGCACCAACGCCACGACCGGCATCAGTGACCCGCAGGTGGGGGACGCAATCCGCCTGGCCGAGGATCCTCCCGAAACCCGTCACCCGTTTGTCGCCGTCAAGCACGTCGCCGCAGGCCTGATCACCTGCGAATTCCGTCGCCTCGAGCTTGTGCGCGCTGGCGATAAACCCCGCATTCGCTGACACGTCGACAACTGGTAAGAGTTGCTTACAAGTTCCTTCTGGATTCTGGTCCGTGCCTGCCCCCGCCGAACTCCCCGCCACACTGAGTGCTCCGCGTCAAGCGGCTGCGCTCTTGTCGCGGATGCTGGCGGCCTCGACGCAGTGGCAGGCCCTGACCGCCGGCAACTCGCTGCACTATCCCGACGACGCCCCCAACGGGGTTTTTCTGCGGCAGGTCGGAGGCGAAGTCCCGGCCCCTTGGGCGTCGATCCAGCTTGCCCAGGAACTGCAGTACAAGTTGGTAGCGGGGGGCGCCCAGAACCAACTGCGGCCGACCGGCTCGCTGCTGCTGATTCTGCAAACCCCCACCCCGCCGGAACTGACCGACCCGATCGAACAGGAATTCTACGGGGCCGACGCCCATGCTCTGGTCGTTGAACAACTGATCGAGCAGGCGGCCCAGGATGATCTGCTGGCGATCGTCGAGTGTAACCTGCTGGCGTTTGGTCCCCCGCCGGTCGAAGATCAACCGGCGGTCGGAATGGATTTCGAGTCGGTCTGGCAAATCCGCTGGGGGGACGAATAATGACCGCAATCATCCTCGATTTGCAGACCCGCCCCCGCCGCCGACTGATCGGCCTGCAGACGACCCACAGCAAGGCCGTCGCCGAGGTCCTGCGGCGGACGGCCGAGCACTGGCACCGCGAAATCTTCCCCCGGCACTTCGGCGGCCGCAACCGCAGCAAATACCAGTTCGCTCCCCGGTCGCAGCTCTACACCGAAAAACTGAAAAAGTTCCAGGGGCGGGGCATCGGCAGATTTCGGGACATGATTCTGAAAGGGTCGTCTCAGTTCATGCTCCGCAATTTGGCGCAGATCACCGGCACCGCCCGCCGCATGACGGTCCGCATGACGGCCCCCAGCTATTTCGACCGGCCGTTCATCGGATCGTGGGTCGACCCGAAAAGCGGCAAACGCAAGACCGTCCGTCGCCAACCCGACAAGCCGGGCGAAGTGACCCGCGTCGACGCCGAAGACGCCGCCGACATTCGGGCGTTCGCAGCCGACCGCCTCCAAAACCTGCTGGACCTGAACGACCGGCTCTCCTGAAAGGATCGTCCCGTGGCTCTCGCCGCCATCGATAAACTTGACAAGATCATTCTGCCTGGCCCGGTCGCGATCGACGTGCTGACCAACGCCACGATTGACGCCGGAATCACAAACATGACCGAGCGCCCCGCCGGTCACGTCTCGCCGATGTTCACGGCGAATCAGTCGCAAAAACCGATGATCGAATTCACCACCCCGCAGCTCGACCAGGTGCTGGGGGCGGTGACTCTGGCGGGGCTCTCCGCCGGCACGATCACCGCGTTCCTGAAACAGGGGGCCGTCACCGGCAACACGGCGAGAGCCAGCAGCGCCCACAAAAAGCTGGACATCGCGGCGAGCTGCGTCTACTGGACCAGCCTGCGGCTCCCGCACAACGGCATGGGCGAAGTGACCGTTCGGGTGCAGGCGGCTTACGACGGGACGAATGACCCATTTGTGTACACCGGCTCGACCGCACTCAGCGGAAACCTGTTGGCCGGCAATTTCTTCGGCGCGGGTCCCGTGTCAATCAACGGCACCACTCTGGGGGGCGTGCAGTCGATCACGATCGACAGCGGGATCACGATGATCCAGGCGGGGGGTGAGTCGGAAGAATTCGATACGTTCGTCGGGATTCAGGATTCTTCCCCGGTCGTCACCATCCAATTCCTGCGCGAATACAACTGGAGTTCGGTTGGCCTGCGGGGAACGACTCTGAACGGCAGCACCGGGCTGGTCTGCTACGGGCGTAAGTACAACAACAAAGCCTCGAGGGTGGCCAACGCCACCGCCGAGCACCTCAAATTCACCGGCCTGAACGGCGTGGTGAATCCCGTCAACACGACTGGCCAGCGGGGGAGCCCTGTCAGCGACACGATCCGGGTGCACCTGATCGCCGGGTCTGATTCCGTGCTCCCCCTCACCCTCTCGACCGCCTCGGCCATCACCTGACAGACATGCCGCACTACACCCACGACCCGGCCACCGTCGATCCGGCACACCCGGGACCGCTGCCCGGCCAGATCACCGGCCCCGACCAGACGCTGCCGCCGCCGCCACTCGCCCGCGACGCCACGGCTCCCGCCGCCGACCTGTTCCCCGACCCACACCTGCCCGAGTAACGTCCGGTTCCCATGGCCTGCCCCCTGTACTACCTGCCCGGCGAAACCCGCGAGACGCTGACCCCCGAGCGGCTGCGGATGGCGGGGCTGGGCGACGTGTTCGCCGACTGCCTCGACTCTCACCGCGCGTGGGACGCACGGCTCGCGTTGCGGCAGATCGTCGACCGCGGACCAGACAACGGCCGGGGAATGCTCGTGGCAGCGCACCCGGCGACGCAGCCGGCCCAGCACATCGGCCACTTCCCCGCCCACCAGACCTGGCGGGAACTTGACGCGGGAATCTGGTTCGGCGTTGACCGTCGGTTTCCGGTCACCCCCGAAGATCTGCGGCGCCCGCAATCACTCGAAGGTCACGACACCGTGCTGGGGGAACACGTGTGGACCGTGCCGATTCTGCGGCGGGGAGGAATCCGCCCCGCTTTGCCGCAGGCCCTGATCCGCCGCAATGGGAGGCTTGAGCTGCAACTGCGGGCCGAGTGGCAGGACACCTGGCGGGTCGCCGGCCGCTGTTGGGATCTGCTGACGACCGTGCAGGGGGCCGAATGGGAAGAAGTCTACGACCTATGCCGGCACGTGCTGGCGGTCAACTACCGGGTCGGCGACCCCGAGCTGGAGCTGCTGGCCCCGTTCGACACCGCGACGTTTTCCGAAGTGTTCAAAGCGGCATGTGACTGGCCGCTGGTCGAGCAGCTTTTGACCGGCCAACACCCTGGGGAGGACCTGTCCACCCCGCACCCTCCCGAGGCGGCCCCCGCGGCCGCCTGATGAGCCGCGGCCACGAGCTGCAGGCGTTTGCCCGCGGCCTGCTCTCCGATTACCAGCCCTCGCGGGCTGACCTGTTTCTCCTCGCGACCGGATTCGGTGACACCGAACCGGTCGCCGTGATTGGCGTTCCCACGCGAAAGGGTTCCTGAAATGCCCCGTTCACTTTCGACAATGTCCGCCCGGGCGATCCTGCAGGCAACTCTGATCAACACGTCCGACAACGGGGTGTTGACGTCGAGTGCCGCGCACGGGGCGCAGCAATCGGTCACATTCACGGCCAGCGGGACCGGGGCCGGACAGGCCGATCGATTCTGGCAATCGACCGGCCGCACGCTGACCAGCGGTGGGTCGGAAGACCTCGACGTCTACGACTTGGGGTCGCTCGACATCAGCGGGGCTGGCGCCGGTCGGGATGCCAACGGACAGGTCTGGACGGTCGCCGAAATTGCCGGGATGCTCGTCTACAATCGGCCGACCTCGGCCGGCAAACTGCTGATTGGCGGCAAGGGAACCGCGGCGGCCTGGTCGGAGTGGCTGAACGCCAACGACGACGCCGAGCTGACGCTGCCCCCTTCGGGAATCTTCCTGATCGCCTCGACCAACGACCCGGCGTGGGCTGTCGCCGACACGAGCAGCCACCTGTTGACGATGCTGGCCAGCGGCGGGGCGGTGACCTACGACGTCTACCTGCTTGGCCGGTCCGCCTAATTCCTGTCCCGAGCGTTTCCCCCGTCCTGAGAGGAGCGCCCCGTGGGGCAGGTCACCACGACGTTTTTTGCCGACTCGCAGGCGGCCGAGGCGGCGATCGCCCGGCTGGAAGCCAAATACCTCAAGCTCGAGAACCAGCTCAAGCAGGTCTCGCGCAAATCAAAGGAAGACGCCAACGCCGCCGGGCAGGCCCTCGAACAGTGGGGGGCCAAAATCGGCACGGCCGTGCTGGCCTACACCGGACTGAACAATGTGCTGCAGACCGTCGCCCAGGCCCAGCAGGAAGTCAACCGGAAGGCCGACGAAGGGATCCTGAAGTACGACGAGCTGAACCGCCGGCTGCGGGTGCAAGGAGGCCTGACCGCCGTGCAGGGGCAGCAGGCCCAAGAGCGGCTGACGCAGATCGCCCTGCGGACGGGGGTCGACTACGGCACCGCCGCCCGAGGGGCGGAAGAACTGGTGTCACAGGGGTTCAACGTCGAGCAGGGGACCGGCTCGGCCCTCGAGCGGCTGCTGCAGACGATGCAGGCGACCAACGCCCGGCCGGAGGATATCAAGCTGTTGGCCCAGTCCTACTCGGCCCTCCTGGCAGGCACGGGACAGGAAAAAACCACTGCCAACCTCGAGGACGTGAGTCGAGCAGTCCAACGGACGTTCAAAGGAACCCCGCTACAGGCCCCCGACCTCATGGCGCTGGCTCCGAAGGTCCAAGGGGTATCGCAGGCAGTCCCCTGGCAGGAAGCCCTCGCCCAGTTCGCGGTCATGCGCGAAAAGGCCACCCCCGACGTGGCCGCCACAGGGCTGAAAATCTTTTGGGAACGGCTGCAGACCGCCAGCGGAACCACCAGTTCCATGGACGCCTTGGGAAAATTGGGGCTGGCTGCGGATCAGATCGACGCGATCGGCGAAAAACCGGCCGAGGTGCTCGAGCGGCTGGCGACCGCCCTGAACGCCCTGCCCCAACCAGAGCAGGCGGGGGTTCTTAAAGACCTCTTTGGACAAGAGGCGATGGCCGCCGCGTCGGGTCTCTTGCGAGATCGGGCCAAGGTGCAAGAGTACCTGGCCTTGCAGGGGGACGAAGCTGGGTTCCAGACCGACGTCGGGATCCGGGCGGCAGGTCCGGCGGCGGCCCGCGTCCGGGTGCAACTGCTGCAGGAACAGCAGATGATGGCGCAGAACAAAAATTTTGAAGAAATGATTCAGGCCGCCGAGTCGCTGCAGCGTGAGGCGGGAATCCCCGAGGCCCTTCTCGCGTTCCGCCGGCAGCGGGCGAATTTCCGCAACCTGACGGGAGACACCTCGGTCGAGTCGATCGCAGAGATCTACACCGACCCCGCCCAGATGCAGCTCCCTTGGTGGCAGCGCAGCGGCGCCACGCTGCCCCCGGAACTGCTGCGGCAACGGATGGCCGAACTGCGGGGGGAGGTCCCCACCGACCAGCTCGGCGAATTGCCGAGTGTCGGCGCCGCAGCCGCCCAGGTGGCCGGGTCTCCCGAGGGAGCCGGCGGGGCGGCAGTGGCCGAGGTCCAGCGGCAGCAGCTCGACCAACTGCGCGAGCTCAACCGCAACACCCGCCCCAAACCCGACCGCAAACCCGAGGGGGGTGAGTGATGTACTCCTACGTGGGCCCGTACGGATTCATTTCGCTGCACCGCACCGACGATCCCCGCGGCGGACCGCTCGTGCCGCGCGAGCAGTGCGAACTGATCAACCGCCCGGGTGTCGACGGGACGGGCGTGATGAAGATGGGCCGACGGAGCGAGCCGTTTCAGATGCGGGCGTTTGTCGACGTGCTTTCGCTCCCAATCGTTCCGACCGCCGTGCAGTCGTACCAGAGCCTGATCGGCACGGTGGTGAACGTCGTCTGGCAAGACGTGGACTATGCGGCCAATTACGGTTGCCGTTATGCCGTGCTCGACTGCGTCTGCCAATCGTCGCGGCGGGTGCTGGCCCGGGCGGGGGGAGCGGTCTCGGGCTCAACCGCCGTCGTCGAAATCCTCTGGACGCTTCAACCCATGATTGACCAGACATGATCACCACCGGCCAGACGGTGCTGCAGACAATCACAACCGGCCAGAGCCAGATCAAATCGGCCGTCCGCTCGAAGGTCTACCGGGCCGACACGCTCGGCAGCGACTGGGAGGAAGTGCCGTATCTGTACGTGGACGACCTGGCAATCCGGGCCGCCCCGGGGATCGACGATTGCCGCCTGACGTACCTGTACGGGTCGATTTGCCACCCTGGCGAAACCGAGTTCGAGCAGTTTGAGCCGCTGGACCTGGTCGGATCGTACCTCAAGGTGCTGCTTGAGGGGGCCAACGTCGACGGCGACGACGTCACCTGGTACGG